CAATGAGGTCGACACCGGTCCGCCGCGTTTCGCGGTCAAGCTATATGGGATGAGTTTGGGTATGGCGGATCTGACGACACTAAAACTCCGCCGGGAGACACTTTCTTCGCAGCGCGCCTCGGGCGTCGCCCGCGTCAGCTATGACGGTAAGACAGTCGACTACCGGTCTTTGGCAGAGATCGACCGGGCCATTGAGGCTTTGGACCGTGAGATCGCGATGGCCGAAGGGCGGCGGATCGTGCGGCAGGTCCGCGTGACGACGGCCAAGGGGCTCTGACAGAAATGGGGATGTTCGACTTGTTCCGCCGCCCCAAGCCGGGCGGCACTGAAGCCATGCGCGCGCGGCTTGAAGGGGCGATGGCAAAGCGGCGCTTGCGGGGCTGGAACCCACCGCTCGAGAACATCAACGCGCTCGTCGCTTCTGGCGGACCCAAACTGCTGGCGCGGTCTCGCGAACTGGTAGTGACCAACGGCTATGCGGCGAACGCCTGCGAGGCCTTTGCGGCCAACCTTGTTGGGGACGGTATCAAGCCGTCATCGCTCATCACGGATGCGGCACTGCGGGACCAGGTCCAGAAGCTCTGGCTCGCCTGGACGGACGAGGCGGACGCCGATGGGCTTACCGATTTCTACGGTCTGCAGGCTATGGTCGCACGCGAGATGTTTGTGGCCGGTGAATGTTTTGTGCGCCTGCGCCCGCGTCGCACTGAGGACGGGCTACTAGTGCCACTGCAATTGCAGCTTCTCCAGTCCGAGATGCTGCCCTTTGAGAAAACGGAGATGGACCCGAACGGCAACCCCATCCGCTGTGGGGTTGAGTTCGATCTGATCGGCCGGCGGGTGGCTTATCACTTCCGCCGCCGTCACCCGGGCGACAGCACGGATCAGCGGGTGGCGGTGCCTGAGACGGTGCGCGTGTCGGCTGAGGAGGTGCTGCACATCTATCGGCCGATTGATGCAGGCCAGATCCGCGGCCTGCCGCATGTGGCACCGGCCATGGTGCGGCTGTTCTTGCTCGACCAGTACGACGATGCGGAACTTGATCGGAAGAAGACCGCGGCGATGTTTGCGGGCTTCATCACGAAGACCGCCCCCGAGGACCCGATGATGGGAGAGGGCGCTGCTGATCTCGACGGGGCCGCCATCGCGAGCCTCGAGCCCGGCACCATGCAGGTGCTGCTGCCGGGTGAGGATGTGAAGTTCTCAAGCCCCGCTGATGTTGGTGGTGGCTATGAGGCGTTCCAGTACCGGACACTCTTAGCGGTCTCGGCCTCGCTGGGTTTGCCTTATCATCTCGTCACGGGCGATGTCCGGCAGGCGAACTACTCGTCCTTGCGTGCCGAACTCGTCGAGTTCCGGCGGCGGATTGGCCAATTGCAGCATGGTGTCATGGCGCATCAGCTGTGCCGTCCCATTTGGCGGCGCTGGCTGGAGACGGCGGTGCTGTCGGGCGCGCTCAATACAGACCCCGCTGACGCGCGCGCAGTGCAATGGATCCCGCCAAGGTGGGACTGGGTTGATCCGCTCAAAGACATCCAAGCGCAGGTGCTCGCAATGGGGGCAGGCATTACCTCGCGGCGCAAGGTGGTCGAGGGTACCGGCTACGATATCGAAGAGGTCGATCGTGAGAACGCTGCGGATGCCAAGCGCGCATCGGATCTGGGGCTGACTTATCGCGCCAGCCCGGGCGAGACGCAGGGTGCACGGGCGACGCCAACCCAGGTGCCGGAAACGAATTCTAATGTCGGACCGTCCGACTTTAGCCGGGCAAACAACCCCGAAGAGGAATAACCCCATGAAATCCTGGTACACGATCCGCGCCCGTTCCTCGGGCACGGAAGTGCTGATCTATGACGAAATCGGCGCTTACGGCGTCACAGCGAAGGGCTTTCTGGCGGAGTTGGGTGCCTTGCCTGATGATGCGACCATTGATCTGCGGCTCAACAGCCCCGGCGGCTCAGTCTTTGATGCGGTGGCGATCTACAATGCGCTGAGACGCCATCTGGGCGAGGTCACTGTTTGGATTGACGGCATTGCCGCCTCGGCCGCGAGCTACATCGCCATGGCGGGCGACACGATCGTGATGCCAGAAAACGCCTTCCTGATGATCCATGACCCTTCAGGTCTTGTGATGGGCACGGCCGAGGATATGCGGTCCACCGCCGAGGCGCTTGACAAGGTCAAGGTCAGCTTGATCCAGGGCTACGCGACCAAGTCCGGCAAGCCCGATGAAGAGATCGCCGCCCTCATGGCGGCAGAGACTTGGCTTGATGCAACCGAGGCTTTGGATCTTGGCCTGATTGACCGGATCGCAGAGCCCGTGAAGCTCGCCGCCTCCTTTGATGTGGCACGCTTCCGCAATGCGCCACCAGCGGTGCTCGAGGCCGCCGCAGACGCTCATCCGCCGCCTGCCAGTTTTGGCTCCCAGGATGAAGACCCCAGCCCGGCTGCGGTCCCCTTAGGCGACATCGATGCACCTGTTGGCCGCCCTGAGGCCCTATCCAGTGACACCGGTGACGCGCTGCAGGACCAAGGGTCGCCCAACAGCGAGGGCGGGACGCTAACTGTCGAGAACGCGAAGCCGCCTAACCTGACCTCCGCGGATCCCAGCCCCATCGACCATGGGGCATCAAGCGCGCCTGCAATCCGCGCCGAGGCGATGGCCCATGCCCGCGCGGTCATCGACCTTTGCCGCCTTGCAGGCCAGCCGCAGATGGTGGGCCGCTTTCTTGAGGAGGACACGAGCCTTGATACGGTCCGCGTCCGCCTTCTCGCGGCCAAGGCGGACGCGACCCCCGAGATCACCCTGAGCGCCCACGCACAGCCTGGACGCGCAGCCTCCCTCCATCCCTGGGGCGAGGTCATCGCCCGCACCTTTAAGACGAAAGGATAAGCCTCCATGACCATGCTCACTGAAGGCCAACACGCAGGCGGCTTTCTCGTCTGGGAAGTGCTCCGCGACTTCACCCGAGAAACCGTCACCATTGCCTCCGGCGCTGGATCGCTCGAGCCCGGCTCCGTGCTTGGCAAGATCACCACGGGTGGCAAATACACCCGCCTTGCACCGGCCGCGACCAACGGCAGCCAAACCCCCGCTGCCATTCTCTGGGCCGCGGTCGACGCAAGTGCGGCTGACGCCCTTGGCGTTGTGATCCTGCGTGGGCCCGCGCTCGTCAACCGACATGAACTTGTGTGGCCCGAGGGGGCTACGGAGGTCCAGATCACGGCAGCCACCACGGCACTGGCGGCGCTCGGCATCGTCCTGCGCTGAGCGTTGGGTCGGGCCTAAAGACACTCACATCAAGGAGGTTGGCATATGGCCACCATGGATATCTTTGAAGGCGATGCCTTCTCCGTCATTGAGCTCACACGTGCCTTGGAGAATATTCCCTTCAAGCCTGCGACCTTGTCCGGCTCGGGTCTCTTCGGTGAGCGCGGGGTGCGCACGCGCACTGTTGTTATCGAAAGCCGGGATGGGACCTTGTCACTGATCCCGTTCTCTGAGCGCGGATCATCCTATGACCAGCAATCCCCAGAAAGCCGTCAGGTCCGTGCCTTTGTGTGCCGGCAGTTCAAAAAGCAGGATGTGCTGTGGGCCTCAGAAATCCAGGGCATTCGTGAGTTCGGCTCAGAAAGCGTCACGCAGCAGGCGCAGGCCGAAGTTGCGCGCCGGATGCGGCGCCTGAGAGCGGATGCCGAAGCGACTTTTGAGTATCATTTGCTGAATGGGCTTCAGGGTTTGGTGAAGGATCCTCGTGATGGCTCAGTGGTGATCAACTTCGCTACGGAGTTTGGCATCACGCCGGCTGCAGAGATCGATTTTGATCTTGATAACCAGTCGCCGGCATCTGGGGCGCTCAGGAAGCGCTGCCAGGCTTTGATCGAAAGCGTTGAGGAGAGCCTCGGCGGGCTTGCGGTGGGGCCTGTGCAGTTGCGCGCGGAATGTGGTTCGGCCTTCTTTGCCGATCTGGTCGCGCATAAGGAGATCCGGGAGACCTATCTCAACACGGCAGCCGCCAATGAGTTGCGGGGCAGGGCGGTGGATGAGTTCACCTTTGGTGGCATCACCTTCCGCCGGTATGGAGGCAGTGCCACGATCGGTGTGCCAACGGACAAGGCCTACTTTTATCCGCAGGGCATTGAGGGGCTTTTTGAGATCTACTTTGCCCCGGCGGATACATTCGAGACGGTCAATACGATTGGGTTGCCGCTTTATGCGCGCATGATCCCCGATCGCGACCGCGATGAATGGGTGCGCCTTGAGATCGAGAGCAACCCCCTGCCGATCTGTACGCGCCCGCAGGTCCTGCGCGCGGGCCGGCGGACCTGATGACGGCCTTCGCAGACGCGCTGGAGGTGCTTTTTGCGGATAAGAACATCGCCGTCGAGATTTGGTATCGTGACGGGGCAGGGGCCTTCACACGGGCGCGGGGCATCCTGCGTCGCCCTGACGAAATCACAGAGTTTGGCGCGGCGCGGCTTCTCTCAGACACCACCCGGATCGACGTCCGGGTGGCAGACATTCCCAATCCGCGACCGCAGGAGCAGATCCTGATAGGAGATGAGACATTTTTGATTGAGGGTGAGCCGCGCCAAGATCGGGAGCGGCTCATCTGGACAATGACCCTCTGCCCCGCGTGAGTGCGATGCATCTGAGCCTCAACATTGATCCTGACATTGTGGCGCTCATGCGGGAAGAGATTGCCACCGGCGAGCGTGCGGTGTCGACGGCGATCCGCGAAGCCAGCACGCGCCTGAAGTCAGCCTGGCGCGGCCAGATTACGGGCGCGGGGCTTGGCACCAGGTTGGCGCGCAGCATTCGGTCTGCGCAATATCCAAAGGGCAAACCCAGTCTGAACGCGGCGGCTCTGGTCTGGTCGAAGGCCCCGGTCATTCTTGGGGCGCACAATACAGGGCCATTGATCCGCTCGGAGAACGGCTTTTGGCTCGCGATTCCCACGCCCGCGGCTGGTAAATCCGCCCGCAGCGGCCGGATCAGCCCCGGTGAATGGGAGCGCCGTACTGGCTTGAGGTTGCGGTTTATCTATCGACACCAGGGGCCGAGCCTCTTGGTGGCTGAGGGGCGGCTCAACACCAAAGGCCGGGCTGTGGCGTCGCGCTCGAAGACCGGTCGGGGCCTCCTGACCGCACCAATCTTTTTGCTCGTGCCGCAGGTGCGGCTGGAGAAGCGGCTCAATTTGGCCGCCGCCGCGGAGGCGGAGTTGGGACGTGTGCCGGGAGCGATTGTGGCAAGCTGGGTGGAAGGTCAATGGTGAAGGGCTATGGCAAGGTGGGTCGACAGCTCAAGTCTTATGGCATATATTGCCAATGCAGGGGCAGGAGGCAGCTATGGGTACTCGAAACGTTGTGTTGACCGACAGCCAGTCCGTGCTGATCGATCAGCTGGTGGCTTCAGGGCGATATCAAAACGCTTCTGAAGCTTTGCGCGCGGGCTTGCGTCTTCTTGAGCGTGAAGAGGCTGAGCTTGGCGAACTTCGCGACCGGCTATCGTCCGGTCTCTCGCAGGCGCGCCACGGTGAATTGGCACAGGGCAGTGGCGAAGAGGCCATTCGGCGCGCATTTGCATCCGCGCGCGCCAAGAACTAATGCCAAAACCTTGGCGTCTTACGCGCCAGGCCGGCGCCTCCCTCGAAGAGATTGCGCTCTGGACTGCAGAGACATTTGGGCCTTTGCAAGCCGCAGCCTATGAAGAGGATCTGATTGCTCGCTGTGCTGCGATTGCGGCCGGTGTTGCCATCTCGCAGGATTGTCGCAAGCTGATCGACCCTGATTTGCCAGAGGACTTGCGCTTCACGCGTGTAGGCCAGCACTTCGTCGTCTTCGTCGAGTACCCTGATCAGATCGTCATCATCGACGTGCTGCATAGCCGAAGTGATTTGCCTCGACGTCTTATGGGGCTTGGACCCGGTACGTCGAAGTACGATTAAACTTCCGGGCTCTATCCCGGAACAGCGGGACCACAATGCCGACAGCCCGAGAAATCATCTTAACCGCCTTGGCAGATGCCTTTCGCACGATCCCGCATGTGCCGGTTCTGCGCGGCGAGGTCCTGCCTGAGCGCGTGCCCACGGCTGGTCTGCTGATCCTACGCGACGGCAACCCCGGCGATCCGGAGGTTACACTGTCCCCGCTGCGCTATCACTACCAGCACCGGGCTGAACTTGAGGTCATCGTGCAGGCAAGCGGTGATCGTGATACAAGGTTTGACCAACTCATCGCCCGGATTGGTGCAGCCATCGCAGTTCAGCGTACATTGGGTGGGCTCTGCGACTGGGTCGAGGCGGCGGCACCTGAGCCTGTCGATCTCGCTGTTGACGGCGCAGCCAGCCTAAAGGCGGCCGTCGTTCCCGTCATACTAAACTACTCGCTGGCCGATCCACTTGGCTGAGCGGGTTCCGGGGGCGGGGTTATCATTCTCAGATGGCCCTCGATCATCGCGCCAGCTTCTACGGTCAATTTGGTGTAATGAACTGAGCCGTTGATTTGGCCGGGATGGGCAACGCGGACATCCTCCGCGATGAC